TTATTAAATATAAGCACATCGTTTAATATCCAGGCTACGTTGTTATAGTCAATACCTGAGCCATCATCGGCAAAGACTGTGGGTGTGCCAGTAATTGAGCTTATAGTTACAGTTCTATCCTGAAATACAAACTCACCATTAGCATTTACATATAGTGCTCCGTACTCGCTATTAGCCACAGTAGTTAATGCAGCTAGGGCAGTTCTATTAGTGCCTGGATCATTTTGTAATGTAGTCAAACCTGCATCAATATCACGCATTGTTGTTGGCCATGAAATCTCATCTAATATCTCATTAACTCTAGTACCCGATAACTGACCAGCTGCAGCACCTGTAACTGTGCTTATCTGAGCATTCTGGGCTAATCTAAAAGCATCTACTGCTTGAATGGTTGTATAAGTTACATCTTCTGCTTCACGAGGATAAGTAGTAACGTAGCTTGTAATAAACCCAGAGAATATAGGATAAGTTGTAGAACCATAGGTAGCTGTTATCTGCACTTTTTTCATAGGGGTTAAATAGGTATAATATGGACTTGCAGGGTTTTCAGGATTAAAGTCACCATTCTGATCTACTATACGCAAGGTAAGTGTGCCTGTTTGAAATTCATCAATTAAAGCATTACGGCCACGCTTGGTTTCAATACGATTTACCTGATTAGATACATCAACGATTACAGCTGCAGAATCCGCTAATACGTTTGTGCCAAATACGCCTGATCCGATTATAAATGCCTGAGCAAAACTCGGCCCAGTGCTAAAATTAATTATTGCATTTACTACAGGTACTGCCATTACAAACCACCTGCTACCCCATATGAGATACCAGACTTCTGGGCTATCTGTAAACTCTCTGCTATTAATGCTGCGAATCTATCGCCTGTCTGTGCTGTATCTACTCTTATATTTAATTCTGCTACTGACCGCTCTTCGCCACGTCTTGCAAAGCTAGGGTCAAATACACTGCCACCTAATGTGCCTGTAATTCCGCCCCCACCACCGCCAGTGCTAATTGTGCCAGCACCAGTTAATGAATCTAAGCCAGGTATATCAAATCCTTTAACGCTCATGCTAGTTAAAAATGCTGCTATTTTGGCGTTCATAAGTTGCACAGATGCTAAAGCCTGATCGTAAGTAGAGGCTAATCTTTTTGCAGCTTCGGCTGCAGCCAATTCTGCTAATGCTTTCTTTGCTAATGCTTCATCGTTTTTCTCAATAGCAATAAGGCCTCTAAGTCTTGCCTTTGTTTCTTCATCTACTGTTTCACCTAATGCTTTTTGTAATCCAATTAGAGTTACGTTGAATTGCTCGGCAAGTTTATCTACTTCTGTTTTTTTCTTTAATTGATCGTTTTCAGCCTTACGTAATGTAGTGGCACTCTTAATGGCTCGTGCTTCTAATACTCTTTGTTGAGCGGCAATTCTAGTAGCCGTTCTTTCTTGGCCACCACGATCAACCTGTGGTATAGCCCCTCGGCCTATTTCTCTAACGCCAGGTATAATTGCCTTCGATAGTCTTATCATCACTTAATAAAGTTAAGGAATCTAAAATACCCTTACCAATAATCTCTTGGGCATCGGCAGATGCAACAGCCAATAGATCCATCTTGCCTGCATAAGTAGTTAATCTAGCGGCTGATTGACCTGAGAACTTCTTGTTAAGTTCGGCCATGATTGCATCCATGTCGCCAGTCTTTAACAAAGTCTTATCTAAGCCAGCACCTAATCTACTAAGTCCTGTGGTATTGCCTGCATAGGCACGTGATAATGCTGTAGTAACGGCTGTTAATGATTTGCCAGTACCAGCGCTTATATTTAGAGCTGTATTTAATGCATCTTGGCTAGTAGTAATTGAGCCTGTAATAGTTAATAATTGCTGAAAGGCTGGTCTTAACTGGTCATCTAATACGCCTGTAGTCTTTTGTAGATTGGCTATGTAAATTTCTATGGCTGGTGAACTGAACTGGTAGCCAGTATTTTTTAATTGTTGCTCTAAGGATTTGGCTGCTTGCTCATCGGCTGCAAATGCTTTAACAGCTGCTTTGCCATATCTAGTTAATGCTGTTACTGAAAATGCTGCAGCAAAGGTCTTGGCGAAACTTTTAATTTGTTTATCAAAGGCTGATACTTCTTTTTTACCCTTTTTTAATCCTTTGTTATCAAAGGTGCTTAATGCCGATACTACTAAGGTTGGCACAATTACACTCCCCTAAATCCACGAGCTGATCGCTCTTTGTAGAATCCAAGCACTTGGCCTTTTTTCTCTAATGGTAATTTTTTGTAATACTCAAATATGGCTTCATCAATAGCCTTTTGAATTCCCTTGTAAGCATCGACTTGCTCTTCTTTCCAGGCTTTGTAAATTACTCGACCTTTATTTTTACGACCTCTGCGACCTACTGAACCTGCCATAGTTGCATCTTCTACTTGTGGTAATGCAGCTATAAATTGGATTCCAGCATTAGGGTTTAATGATGCCCCTTGTGATCCGTCTGTCTTACGGCCTGCAGTTTCATAAATAGCGCCAGGTGCAGACTCATTAGATACATAGTTGTAAACGCTATACCCTTTTCTGTTTTTCTTATTAGGGCCTAACTTATATTTAATGCCTGCTCTAGCTGTGGCTTGATCGTATGCAGGGAATGGCCTGCGCTGACCTTCTTGTGGCTCTGCCTGTTTTAGCCAGCCACTTAACACATTTTGATTGCTAGGTAAATTTTGTTTAGCCTTAAAGGTTGTTTTAAGCATGGGCGTTTTAAGGCTAGCCCTTACATTCTTATACATGTCTTCATCTATTTCATCAATAGCTTTAAGAAATTCTCTAACGCCGTTTACGACTACTGGCATTTTTTAACTCCTTAGCTCTATCGGCAAGTACTTGCATAATTGCCCTGAACATTTCTGTGTCCATATTGATAAACTCGCTAGGCGCTATCCCTGTTTCAATCGATAAGCTGGCTATCGTATAGAGTAAAGAATCACGCCCTACTATTTTTTTTCTTCGTCTAATACCTCTACAGTATCTAAGCTGTCTATAAACTCGATACCAAACACAGGTACAGTTACGTTAGCCCTACGTAAACACTCGTGCGCTAACCAATAAATTTCGGTCTGGCGTTCATGCTCACGTAGGACTTTGCTAATACCTGATCCGTACTTTAACTCGAAAGCGTACTCGACACCTGGTGTTATCTTGTGCTCGCTGACTTCACCATTAGCCCTTGTTATCTTTAGCTTTGCCATTATTGCTCCTTAATTAAGGTGTTACGTCAACTACTATAACTGAGTTACAAGTAAATGTAATCGATTGAGTTGATATGTCGCCGACAGCGCCGTTAAGATCTTGTGTGTTATTGACAAGCACTGTAGTTTGATATTCTGGGTTTGTAGTGCTGATAGCTGCACTGGTGCGCTTGATTGTTAGTGGCACTGTTGTACCAAAAGCTGCCTGTAGTGTTGCGGTAACTGCACCTGATCCGCTTGCTGCATCATTATTTAATAGATCTAGTGTAATAGTAGATGCCTCTAAGCCCTTTACGAATTTGTGAGCGGTATCGCCCATTGCTGTAATTTCTAATTCATCAAAACTGCGGTTAATAGTAACCCCTGTTACATATGCTGAAATATCAACACTGTTAAGAGTAACTACCGCACCATTGGATAAAAATACGGCCATTAGTCTTGCTCCTCTTCTTTTTTGTAAGCAGGTTTTTTAACCGCTACTGGTGTGTGTGTAATCTGACCTGTCTTGGCCAGAAAGTTCTTTTCTTCTTCTGTTAATCCTTGGTATGCCATTTTAACTCCAACTCGTTAGGATTGATACAGTAATTTCTGATACTAGCAAGTCGCCACTAGCTGCGTTAACTATTGCTGGTGCAGAAACGCTAGATATGTTCATCTGATAGGTTGCAGCAGCCAGTTTAGTTACTACTGCCAAAATGTAATCTTCCATACCAGCCAGGTTGCCTTGATTGTCTAATGCTGGTTTAGTAATAAGTATTCTAAAAGTTGCTAAAGGGTTTACGCTTATTTCATCATTGTTAGATGGCGTGATATAAGGATCGCCTGCGGTGATAACCACGCTATTTGCAAGCAGTGTGGCAGGTGGAAAACTAAATACTGACCACACGCCAGCATTAGCAAGTGTTGTCGCTAATGTGCTACGTAATGTGGTTATTGCAGCTGGCATTATCCCACCAAAGATGCAGGTGATGAATACGGCTGGATGAGGCCACGCACTCGGTTAATCAGCTGATAACCCATTCGATAAGGGCTAGCACTGACCCCATCCATACCGACCCCACCAGTCTGGCTCACTTGTCTTGCTTGCCAGATGTCCACTGCAATTATCATCGCAGCTTCTCGTATTGCAGGGGTGCTCGCATAAGATTGGGTTTTGTGTTCTGGGCCTCTAGCGTTTCCGTAAGGGACTACTTTGTGAAATTTTTGATCGGCAGCTGTTACTGCAAATTGTACAAATGA